CTTGCATATATTCTAATTAAAAATACCAATTATTATTCGAATTATTACTTAGAACTAACTACAAACCGCGCAAAATATGCGGAGTGTCATTTTTACCAGAAACAACAACAAGCTAGTAACGGTTGGAACACCATTGAAAACCCGATAGGCGGGGAAAAATATATGGTGGTCCAATCGTAGGACACTAATTTCTAGCTTGCTTCACCTTGACGTTTTCTTTATAAACATCAGGTGCGCCTATGGGGTGGGAGCTACTGCCAAACGAATGGGCAGGGTTCCCTGAAGAAGTCCACAAGAGAAATCCTCCGCTATAGCGCGGTAGATGTCTATTGTTTCATCTTCTAAAATTTTGTCACAGAACCAAGTGAAACGCGTATTCGTAAAGAATTGTTGCTGCTTGGTATCTGTGGTCGTAAACTTCAAAGGTTTACTTGGTACTGGGCAAATTGGAAAATCATTGTAAAAAGGAATCTCTATTTCAAAGATCCCATCACGTTGAGGGTTGTTTACAACCATCGCGGTTCCGGGCTCTATTCTGATAATAGTATCCTGACTTGATACAATGCTCCCCTGATAAGGTCCCGTGATATCTGGGAACTGAAATGCACTCCCAGTTAACATCGCACGCTCTGATTGCAGTGTGGTGTTATTGTGCATTATTTTGACTCGCATCCCTCCACGCATGTACCCGAACAACGGCAGGAAGTACGAGATCGAGTCCACGACTGTGGGGTTATCAGTCGTAGTAGACGTGATATTATTAAGAGCCCAAGGATGGAAACGCATATAATTAGTATTGGGTGCAACAGTAACCGATACACGCGTGTTAAGATTGAATCTCTTGAACAATTGTCTAAGGGACACGATTCGTTCTCCGACTGTCTCGAGGGATATGGATTCCGACGTTCGGGGTACTCGAAACCAAGGATCAGCATCGTCTCGGCCAGATTTTGCTTGGTCTTGCTGAGTTGGTTCCCACATCTGAGCTGTTGTTTCTCGATATTGGCGAGCGCTCATTGTGATCTTATTTGTCGCGACTTTGTTATTATAAGTCGGGGGTGGTGGAACTCCAGTATCCACAGTAACAGGAGCTCCAAAGCAGTACTCAGGACAGGCGAATTCCATACCATCTCCAGCATACTTTTCAACAATGACACCAACAGAAGTAGATGCCAACGTATTAGTAACGCGGAGAGGATCTAGGATCATCACCTGAAGAGTACCAGTACAAGGTGGATTTAAAGATGGATTACCGCCCTGGTTCGGACTATTACGTACCCATGCTGCGTTCATAACATAGGGCACCTCAAAAGTAAACTCGGACTTGTCCTGCAGATCAATGATCTGTGAATAACACATGTTTGGGTCATATATCTGCGTTGCAGCACCAATTGTAGATTGCCAAACAACTGCGACCCGAATTCTGCCAGACTGAAATTTTTCTGTTTTAACGAATTTAAAATCATACTTAATCGGTCCTCGCCACTTTTGAAATGTCCTTGCAACATAAGCCAAGTGAGTGAACACATAGAAGTTAGTGTATCCAGCCAATGGCTTTAACTCACCAATAGGACTAATCCTAGTTGAATAGATGACAGTTCCAGCAGTTTGAGATTCCATAATCTCAAAGAAATCATAATAATTAGGGGTTCGAATAATATGCTGAATCGTCATCTCATCAACCTCAGTCCCATACAACTGCTTCTGACCCACTGAATTTGTAGCATCCGCCGCCAACTTCTTGCTCATATCAACACCATTAAAGTTCGCAAAATATTTCGCAGATGTTACCTGAACAGGTGTGATAGCGGCCTCAGTTGTAGGTTTGCTATACCCGAATGCCGCAGCAACTCCCCCAACAAAGGAAGCCGCTGCGGCAACCGGAGCAGCAAAAGGCTCAAGAATCGGAACACCAGCGGCAGCCATAGCGATATCACCAACCGCCCTAGCCGCCGACGATATAGGTCCAGTAGATGCCACAACACGCTCCTGCTTCATGTCAACCTGCGCAACAGTTTCACGCGCACAAACTGGCCCATCAGCTCCTCCAAAAGCACCCGTGGTTGCAGGCACTTTACAATCAAATAATTGGGCATCCTCTCCAAAAGCATTAATATTCACACCTGTTGGGATGTGAACCTTCGCATTCTCGAGATGACCCCAAACACTGTAACCCAATGCAGTCGACCCACCCGCAAGTTGTCCATAGACTATGATGTTAATTCTGCCCAAGGAAAACTGCGGATTGATCAAATTTATCTGTGACTGTGGTAAAACCAACGGAATCCTCAATTCCATCGCCTTTTGGGTGGAGATATCCATCTTCACGTTTGGAAATCCACTCATACACGTAAGGCTCTTAAGCTGAAGGGCATTTCCCTGATAATTTTTATAATAAGGGAAATGCCACATCATCAGCCAACCCTGTTGAAAAGGTTGGGGATTCACAGTCACACGGATGACAAACTCACCCTCAACAAACGTCAATCCATTTAACTTTTCTCTAATAGGGGCCAACTGCATCCACGCATCCGGTAAATGAAAACTGCGTATACTAGCTCCTGGGGTCTGAGCTTGAGCCCAGGAACCAGTATACATCAACATGGGCCGTTCTAGCCAACTGACAATTGAATGCTGATGCATTTCAGTTGCGGATAAACCAAGTTCCCTTGGCATCTCCTTGGGAAAGGCGAAACCAGCATTTGCAACGCCTCCCTGATCCTGAAATGTAACAATTTCTCGCTCAGTAGCGGAAGAATTCTGCTCTGAGAACACACCTGTTGTATTTTCTGACTCGTTATTCATTATAGTTGTACTTTCATAGGGGGTTTGGTTGTACTCAACCGGCGAGATACTTTAAGGCAGGAACCAAGTTAGTATCAGACTCTAATGGAATATAGGGCCCAGGAGTTGGAAAACCACTTGACTGAGCTGACTACTTATCCAAGTAAAACAACATAATATGAAGATGAACCATCTGGGGACTCAATGTGAGTGAGTCTAACACTCTAATCCTCACAAAGCTTCCAAATGGAATAAATGAATATTTTTGTTATTTTTGAAGTCGTGTAACACGAATAGCTTCACACTATACGGGATAGTTTTACCTCCGCACCGTAGCAGAGAATGCCTCTTCGTTCTAAATCCAAGGCATCAAGCAATACTTGCTCCCATCCATTCTTTGATAAGTATAATACGTCTCAAATTTTGGTCTAAAACGACGGAGGAGCCGCGCCGCTTTCTGAAAATCCTTCATATGTTCATCAAACGTCTCCTCATCATACTGTGCCAACTCATACGCCGCCATCTCCATTATAGTCGAACACAAGGAGTGATGGTCATCCTTGCCCCGAACCCACTGCGACATCTCCAATACAATCGGCAAAGAGAGAGGAGCTCTCCATTTCATCAAATCTGAATCAAAAACAAAAGATCTCTTCAAAAATTTAATCTCTTCCAATGAACGGAAAAGGGGTGTAACATCATTCTTCATTTCATCAGTATAAGTAAAACCAATCTTCGCAAAAGCTGCCATGACCGTGTGCATATTGAAAAGGTGAGCAACCTCGTCAGCAACACCAACCCAATTATCATCACCAAAATTACCCGTATCAACAAATTCATGAAACCTTTTAAGACCCTCATAAGGAGTGCCCAACATAATTAAAAGCCAAACGTACCGAATTAGAAGTGAATTAATGATTGAATTAATAATTACAGTCAATGGATTTCCACTAGGCTGCGAATGATTCCAACCATAAACCGTATCGAAAAGCAAATGATTTGAATGGGCAATCTCACAAAACAATACATAACAAATCAGTCGCTCCTCAGGTGTCAAATCAAGCAGTGAAGTCAAAATATCACAAACAGCCCATAACAACTCTCCAAGGAGACAACCATCATAATTCCCAAAATCTCCAGCAAAAACTTTACCACCCTTCTTTTTAATTCTACGAGCTATACGATCCCAATCCTGCGAATATGGATTTGTACCAACACATGTCTCAAAATCTATTCGATTTTCCATCAGATGGGCGACAACCGGGAGAAAATACTGCCTCACCGCGATATTAAACGTCATCTCACCAACGGAAAACAATCTTGTCTTTCCAAGCCTTACTCTCTCCAAGTCACGCAACTCATCTTTTAGCGTATCGACCCAAACTGTTGGCATACGCACTCCCTTCTTCGCCAAACTAATACGCTCCTCAAATCTCTTTAAAACTGCAGGATCATCAAGAATCCAATCGTCTCCCTTTCCAAGCCATTGCTCCTTTCCTGCTCCTCGCTCTCTCATATGTATCCACGGATAACCTGGTGAACTCTTACGCGAGATACCCTTAATGTGCGGGTGTCCTTCAATCCCCTTAATGGCCTGCTCAAATGTCAACGGACGGGTTATCCTAAGTGGGACCGAGTTATACATAGCCCTCACGTCCAAAACACATTGATCTAAAATATGTGGATCTATAATTGACGGCGCAACATCAGCCTTCTTCAATGCGTTCAACATTGGAGTAACTCTTTCCCCATTCTCATTATTAAAAGCCCTCAAAACAGCAGGTGCCCGATGGTATGGTATTATAGAGGCACCTATTGGGGATTTGTAAATTTGCGATTTTCCTGGACCAAAAACTGGATCTGAAACTCTACCAATAGGGGTAAAATTATTTCCAACAGTTGCCAACGTCAACGTATACACGTTCTCACGATCCTCTACTGCACTATACTGTGCTACCGTCGGCAAAATCTCAAAATCCGCATTAGAAATGACCGTGTCGACTGTAACTCCCTGCTTAATCAAGGCCTGCAACATGCCCTCTATCATAGCCTGACTAACAGGGGCTGCGTTTCCCTGATACTGCAAATTTTGCTGCCCCGAGCAATGAATTCCCAAAATTTTACGCAGATGTTGTGGACACATAGATATTAGCAAATAACCACACTCACCTGGCAACGTTTCCAAATTATATTCATAATGATCACGAATCAACACTGACCCCCTTGGTTCTTTCAATGACGATGACATATCCAAAATCTCATCGGAAGCAACCACATCTTTAGTTGTATAAATACGAGCAATAACTTTTTCTCCAGGCACCAAGCCAATGAGAGAAGCTTTCCCAACCTCTGAGAATCGTGAAATATCACCAACGACGGGAAAATGACATCGAATATCCGGATGTTGTCGAATATTCCGAGGAAAAGCCAAAAGACACACATCTCGATAAGCATACTTCTCATCAGTCATATCGTAATGCACATACTGCAGATCCTCCGTTGAAAAAACAATCCCATCCATACAGCTTGGATTTCTTAAACGAATATATTCATAATCACGAATTAAGAACAGCAAATGCTTGTTAGCAAGTGCTATTCTACCGAGAACGAAACACAAATTTGTAACATGTCTCCATTCTCCTTTCGAATTCTGAACCTCAACCTTGTAGATACTAGAATATAACAATTTTCCATATAAATTCACAGCATTCTCATCCATACACGCCATAGCTGTAGTTTGGCGCAACTGCTCCTTAAAACCCTCAATGGCCGTATCCTTGTTCTTAAACTTACGCACAGTACCTGTTGACAATTCACACTGTGCTTCCTTCGGCTGAACATCTCTCTCCTTCACAAAGTAGCCCTTAATAGAAGTAAAATATTCACCTTCAACCTGCTTACTCGTATCATCAACCTGTACCGGCGTCTTGACAAAGATATTCTGGACTTTCGTCAGAATACCTTCCCCTTCAACATCCTTTGCCTCTCGCTCCTTAACAACCTGGTCGCGCTGCTCTAGCACGTATATCGAATCAAACCAATTTGTATCCGTTATATCAGCACCACTGACACGCTTTTCTGTGCCAGCCATCAACGGATCGGGATTGAGGAAAGTCAAAACCGGCGCCACCCAACGCTCACGAGCAGACTTCACAGCCACTCCTTCACCTCCGTGTGATTCACGCATTGCCACCGCTCTTACCGCAGGTCTTTCTCCAACGTTCGATTCCGCAAACCTCAATGGATCCGGGGCAACCTTTGCCACCTCACACGACACATCCGTCGGCTTCTCCACATTTCGATTCAGAAACTTACGAATCATATACACGATATATATGATGAACTTCAAAAAAAAAAGAGAAGCCATGATTGTAAGGAACATAGAAACAGCTCCAACAACCATTTTGGCAATATCGATCTTAATACCCCCCTTCGACAAAAACATGTCGCCAATAGAAGGAGGAGTTGCCAATAATGTGGTAATAAAAGGATTCTCACCAAGCGCATATGTAAACCTCGAAAGTGCATTCTCCATTTTACTTTTGCATCTTCTAAAACAAGGAATAGGATATTGTTTATCCTTGCCCATCAAGTGCACAAACACTCGAGTAAAAACATCACGCCCATCTCGCGTATTTGCATAACTCACATATGCGTCCGCCACCATTTTTGCATAAATGGCACGGAAACCCTGATCTCGCTGAATTGAGAAACAGGGCGTTCCCGATAGTGGCCCAACAATCTCATACTCGCGCATGGTAGGAGTGGGCAAAGTACTTACATTAATATAAGGAATTGGGATATCATCATCAAAATTTCGCACATCGATGTGCTTACGACCAATCTCGTATTGATGGCCAAAAAATTTAGAAAGCCGAGATAAAAACATAAAAGGCATTAAAAAACTCAAAAATCTCTCAAAAAATTCTCTGATCTTATTGCGGGGAGCTACAGAAGCCCTAATAGCCTCCATCGTATTCTCAGAATTACCTGGAATATAATACATAAATTTATTCTCATAATCAGAACCAAATTCCTGCTTTTCAAAATTCTCTTGCTCAAGTACATCAAAAATTCTCACGCCATCAACATTCTCTTGTTTCTTTCGTTTACCTGGACCATTCTCAAAAAGAAAGTCCAGCTCCTTTGCCTCTCTATACAAGCGTTCAACTGCCTCACCACGCTCCTCTTCAGAAATTTCATGCTCAGCAACAGCAAGCGGAACCACATTATTGATACCACGCAACGTCTCATCTATTTCCGCCTGCTTTGCACTCTGGAAAGCACGACTCAATTCATCAATCTCTAACTCTCTTGGTGTCTTAATACTCCTACGGGCAATCAGCGCCTCATCTTCCTTACGCCTCAGTTCTGTAAGCTGGAACTCCTCCAAGATTTCCCTACGTTCCGATTCTGTTGTCAAATCTGGGAGTGCATCAATCAATCTTCCATCTTGGATCTTAGTATAAAAGGCCAATTCTCCTGGAGTCATCTCAATGTGCTCATCATTACTTGATCTTGCATCTTGATAGAACCTCTGCAAATCAGGAACAATAGCACCCATTGGAACCTCAGCAATTTCTTCCTCAGAGGCATCTATGAACGGTATCTCATCATCATCCTCGCACAATGGATCTCTAACCTTCACTTCAGTTTCGTCACCTTCACTCTTCGACTGTGCAATCGTATCAGCTGGACGCGCCATATACTCCTCCACTCGCTGCAAAATCTTAGTGTTCACATTAACCTTCTTTGCATCCATCTGAAGAGCAATAGACATAAACTGATCATAAGTCATCAACTCCTCACCGTCAAATCTTAAAAACTGCGTGGGTGGATTTGCGGTGTGATTCGGAGCGATAATCCTGAACCGATATGGTGCTGTAATCGGCTTACCCTCACACTTATCCGGATCAACACGATAAACTTTCTTACCATCTTCCTCTACAAGGATACCACACTCCGGGTCCACCGTCACCACTGCCCGTAAATTAAACCTCCTTTTCACAGCAGCAGGATATGACAAAGAGGGCATCACATAATCAGCGAGGTTCGATGTCAAAATAATAACCTCTGCTGTAAAATATGAATTACCCTTAGATGGAATATCAGCCATATCAACTTGGAATGGTGCAGTATTGCCACTGTGAATCATCTCCAAAAACTCCTCATTGGGCTTACCAAGCGTATCGTTTATGGCGCCAAAATCGTCATAAACAACGAGCTTATGCTGTGAGGTAAACCCAGTCCAATACTTCATTCCAGCCTTTCGATAGTACACAAGGCCATTCATTGTTTTGAATTCATAATGGCCACGCCGGCGTAAAAGATCGGCCGCCACCAAATTCGTTAACAATGATTTTCCACTACCGGAATTACCAATCAGATGTATAATAAGAGGCTCATTTCTGGCCTTCATGTATCCAGCACCAGATGCATGTGCCTTCTCTGCGATCTTAGCAGCGGCAAACAAATGCATTCTAAACGATTCCTGCTTTACCATAGGATAACGCAGGGCATCAAACTGCTGAGCGATTTTAAGCCCTCGCTGATATAACAAATCAGCCTTTAACATCGTCGCCTCATCATCACGTATTCGCTGAGCAGATTCAAGCGTTATTAAATCTTGAACTTCTTTCATCCAATCAGTAACACCACTCATCGTATCAAACTCTTCATCAGTATAACCAAACACGTTCTTCTTTACTGACTGAATAACAGTGCCAGTAACCTTCTCACCAAATTGTTGAATCTCAACTGCACTCTTACATGTTGCGGGTAAATTCTTAATTCGCAACATCATCTCATCGATAGTATGCTTACCAGGCAACTTACCCATTATAAAACCTGTTATAACGGCAAATGCCACACCGCCAAGATGAACAATGGCTCCCAGTATATCGAAATTCTTCACATACTCCATAACATCGGTGTTGTTGTCTGTATTTACATCGGCACTTTGGGCAGCGGTAAATTGCTTTGTTCTCTTGGCGCAAGACACTAAAAAATTAAATGTCTTTGTAAAAAGCGCCTGCAAAACATGCGCGGCCTTGCGTACTAATCCTAAATGATGTGCTAAGGTAAAGCAGCAGGCCGCAACAGTGACAGTATCCTCAAGATTACGAAAAGCAACCATAACGATACCGGCCATAGAAGCAATATTAACCATAATATCGTCTCTGCCTGGGAACATTGATTGTACCTGTTCCAATACTGGTGTGAGCACATCGACTTTGAGAGCCGGTATGCTAAACTGAGGGGTCGTCTTGGAAAAAACTGGCATATTGAGAAAGAATATACTTCAATTAACAGGAATACAATAAATATTTTAAAATTGTTCATATAACGCTTTATAAACGATCGATGAGGTTAATTCTTATAGTTGTACTTTTCATATTTGGTTTGGTTATTCTTAACCGACGAGATACTTTAATGTTAGTATCAGACCCTTACAAGACAATGCGCCAGGGAGTTACCAATAAAGCACTTGACCAAGCAACATCGTAATGAGTAATGAAACAAAGGATGATAATGAATTCTATGTATTAAAACATGCGCTCCAACGCTAATTTAAGAAGGAAGCCACGAAACCAGTTTAAATTCAACAAATCAAACACTCTCTTCAAAGAGCTGGTTACGATTTTTTACGCACTAACATAGAAAACTAAATGATGACTAGCACTCGTTTTTATTTTGTTTTATATTTTTGTAGTATATTGACTTAGACCATCAGCAAAATGTTGGGTCGATGAATAAATGAATAAAATAGCTACAATCTAGAAAATGACTATAAAATAATATAAATATTTGTAATATTTGTTTGTTAGATAGTGACTTAGAAATATAAAACGGTTAAATAGGATCAATGAGTAAGCTCAGATATGCAGAGCCTTGACCGGACAGCAAACGAAGTCTGTACGATGGGATGTAACAAAGAGTTCCTCAACAATACTAAATATACAATGACCAACCATTTATGGTCAAGGTCAAAACGTGTATGCAGGGGATGAACCCTGC